CTTTGAGCCTCCTCCACCCAAGCGCAGTCGTAACCTTCGAGCGACTTGATCGAGTCGGCTGTGTGGTTTTGCATGCCTTGGAAGATGATCATGCCATCGCCTTTGCGCGATTTGATCACGGCTTCTTGCACCTCGAAGTAAGCGCCAGCGTTCATTTGCTCGATCTTGGTTTCGAGCAGGCGCTTGACTGACTGGTTGAGCGACTTCTGGATTTCACGCACGCAGACGCTTCTGCGCTTCTGGTCCATGATGTGGGCCTCGATCATCAGCTCGGCAAACATGTGTGATTTGCCAGAGCCTCGGCCACCCCAAGCGCCTTTGTAGCGGCTTGGCTCCAGCAGTGGCACTGCCCACTCAGGTGTTGGAAGCTGTAAAACTGTCATGCCTTGACGACCACGCGCTCAATTCTTTGCACCAGGGGATTGGCAGGATCGCCAGAAACTTCGATCTTGTCGCCAAACTTCTTTGGTGCTAGCTTGGACAACAGCCATTTGCGTGTGTCAACTTGCAGCCTGTGCTTTTGCACTGCCGCCCAGTCTTTTTTGCCATCCACGGCCACGCCAACGTCTTGATCGCTGATCTCCATGATCTCTGTGGCCATGCGTTCGATCAGGTCTTCCCTCGCGCGCGCGTAATTTTCCGCAAGGATAGCATCATCATCCACCCAGCGCGAGAAAGTGCTTTGAGGAACACCAGCTGCTTGACATGCTTTGAAGGCGCTCAATCCGTTTCGCATTCCTTCAAGCACCATGTCAGCGATCACGGCTCGGTCTTCACTGCCTGGCTTGGTTCGCTTGGCTGGAGTTTTTGTTTTTTGATTTTTTGTGGTCATGATTCTTTCCTTGCCAAATAAATCCAAACTGTGAGAAGCGCCAGCAACCACCATTCATGCGTTGCACCAATTGCAGCACCAGAAAACCAGAGAATTAAATCGTGCTGATTCGTGGTCATGATGCATTGTCCTTCATGTTTTCAATTCGCGCCAGTTTCATGGCATCTTTTAAATCCATCCTAAGTTGCTCGTTCGCGGCCTGCTCATCTTGGAGTCGGATGTAGACCTCAGTTGCAAACTTGGCCAGCGTGTCATGTTGCCATGTTGTGAAGTTTGGGGTTTCACGTTTGTTGTTCATGTTAGTACTTGCTTACCTTTCTGTGGATAACTTTGTCCCGAATTTTCCGCATCCAGTTGCCCCTACTGCCCCTAACGTATACGTTTTAGGGGCGGGGCGGGGCGATTTAACTGGCTTTTGCCCCTAATCCCTAAAAACCCCTAGGGGCAGTCAGGGGCGTTTAGGGGCGATTCTTTTCTCCATTTTTCTGCATCATCATGGCACTGACTTGAGATTCGTTAATGAAAATCCAGCCGTGTTCGAATGGCTCAATTGTTCCTGCATTTAGCATTTGAGCAATGATTCCATCTTGCCTACTGGCCTCTGTTTTGTTCTTTGCAGTGCGTTCTGACATTCCATCCTTGACCAGAAGATCACGCAGTGATGATCTGCTTAGATAGGGTAAACCATTACGTTCTTCTGCACCAGATGACCACCATGCACGCTCAACTGTTCGATTGTTTTCATCGTGTTTGGATGGTTTCTTATGTGGTTTTGTGGCGTTTGATTCATCGTCTGGAATGGCCACACAGGTGGTTGCAGCTCCTCCAAACTTTGTTGTGCCCATCTCAATGATCTCCAACTTGAAGTAGATCGTGTCACCTTTGCTTGGAAGTTCGCGCTGTTTTGTGACGGTCACTGAGCGTGTGCCATCTTTTTCTGTAACCTCGATCTCGGTGTCAATGTGTGCTCGGATGCCTGACCAGCCACGTGCGCCTTTGGCTGCATCTTTGCCATTGTGGTGGATGATCATTAAGGCAGCACCTGTGGCCGTTGCCACTTGATCGAATCTGGCCATGACTGGACCCATGTCCTCACCGCTGTTTTCGTTGGCTCCTGCGCTCATTCTGGCCAATGTGTCGCCAATGATTAAGCGCACCGGTCTTCCTTTGATCTGCTCGACTGCTCGCACCAGCTCGATCACATCATGGGCATCTTGGTCGCCTGAGTAGAAGTTCATGGGGACTGGCACCATTGCCAAGTTCTCTAGGTTGCAGCCGTGGAACTTCTTGATGGCCTGCATGCGTGACCGAATGCTCGCTGGTGCTTCGCTGGCCAGATATACCACCAAGCCTGGGTCAGTCTTCCTACCATAGCAGTCTGTGCCTGTGGCAATTGCTGTGGCCACTGAGAGCGCCCAGAATGTCTTGCCTGAGTTGCTGTCACCGTAGACCACCACCGAGCTGCCAATGGTCATTAGTCCTTCGACCAGCTCATCTGGCGCTTCATAATCGCTGCCAAGCTGATCACCGAATACAACTTTGAGCTTGTCGATCACCGCTGTGCCAGTCTGTTGGATTAGCAATCCTGCCAGATCGTGGCCAGCCTGTGCATAATCGTTGGCATCACCGAGTATCGGAGGCATAACCATGCGTGCGCCATATTTGGCACTGGCCTGCTCTGCGTAGCGTTGGCCAACACCGCTTTGGTCATGGTCTGCGACGATCACGATGTCTTGAGTTGCTCCATACATTTCCCTGAGTGTGCCAGTGACCGGCACCAGATTGCTGGCGCTGTAGGCTACCACGACTGGCCTGTCGGTGGTTTCATGGATGGTGGCTGCCGTTGCAAAGCCCTCGGCCACGAACAGCGTGCCAGGCTCATCTAGTGAGCCTACCATCCAGAACTTGCCACCAGTCTGACCGCCTGGATGATAGAGTTTGCCACCATCCTCATCGATGTATTGCAGGGTGCTGAGTGTGCCATCTGCATCGTAGAGTGGCACCATCAATCGGCCATCGCCTGTAATCCGAACACCATGTGTCTGGATTCCTTTGCGCTTTAGATATGGATGATCAGGATGTGCTGCACCACCACTGAGCCAAATTTTTTCAACTGTCTCACTTGCGACTTGGTGCTGGCGTTCTTGAGCTGCTTCGCGCAAGACTTTTGATTCGTTGATTCGTCTGGCGTGTGCCATTTCCTCAAATTCAGTCAGCTTGCGGCCAACATCAGCTCGCCATGTGACCTCGATGCCAGCTCTCCAACATCCAAAGCGACCAGCTGGAATACCGTCTCCAAATATCAAATACCAACCAGGCTTGTCACCATGTCCTGGTGATCCTTTTGTGCCTGATCGGAATCGATGAATCTTTCCATCCATCAAGATTTCGTTTGGTGGCTCAAGGCCAGCGGCACGCATTGCATCGATTAGTTGAGTCTCTGGTGGTGCAACAAGTTTTTCTGGAGGTGGTGCCCAAGGACCGCCAAGGACTTTGGATAGATCAGCCATGTGTCACCGCCTGCCTGTCAAAGTAAGCAAGCAGCCTGCGCACAGTCTCGTACTTCGGCTCTGTCTTGCCTTCTTTTAGGCGGTACAGCGCATTGGGATGGACTCCAGCTTCACGGGCAACAACTTGCAGATTTCGGTCTGCAAGCATTGCTCTGAGTTTTTCAAGTTCAGGCATTTTTTTCCCCTTTTCAAAATTTATTTGCGTTTGGTGTTGACACTTTACCATATTTTGAGTTAAAGTCTAGCTACACCTCGAACTGATTTCCAGACGGAGGTGCAAAAAAAAGGAGAGCCAAATGGCTATCAATTTGAAATCGACCGGCAGCTTGTCTGCCAATGGAGTGAAGTTGTTGGTGTACGGCCAAGCCGGTGCTGGTAAGACCACGCTGGTTAAGACCCTGCCCAATGTGATTGTTCTCAGTGCCGAGGGTGGCCTGCTGTCCATTCAGGACGCTGACTTGCCTTACATTGAGATCGCCTCGATGGACGACTTGCGCGAGGCCTTCACATGGGCCAGAGACAGCAAGGAGGCCGCAGGCTTTCAGTCGGTGGCGCTTGACTCGATCAGTGAAGTTGCTGAGGTGGTCTTGTCCCATGAGATGAAGAAGTCCAAGGATGGCCGCGCAGCGTATGGCGAGATGAACAGCACCATGCAGGAGCTGATTCGCGCTTTCCGCGATCTGCCAGGCAAGCATGTCTACATGTCGGCCAAGCTGGAGAAGTCCACCGATGAGATGGGCAAGATGCTCTACAACCCAGGCATGCCTGGCAAGAGCCTGACACAAGGCCTGCCTTACTTCTTTGATGAAGTGCTGGCGCTGCGTGTTGAGCGTGATGCCGAAGGTGTGACCCAGCGTGCTTTGATGTGCGACTCTGATGGCCTGTGGCTGGCCAAGGATCGCTCTGGCAAGTTGGAGGCTTGGGAAGCGCCTGATCTGGGTGCAATCATTGCCAAGATCGGGGGCAAAGCATGACCGACAAGGTATTGCCCAATGACATGAACGAGCTGGCCAGCATGTGGTTGGCTTGCAAGAAGCAGGAAGAAGATGCGACAGCAGATCGACGCGATATTGAGGACCACATCAAGAAGCTGGCAACTATTGCCGAAAACCTTGAAGGCACAGAGACCGTCGAGCCTGGTCGATTCGAGATCAAGATCGTTGGCCGCATCGACCGCAAAGTCGACGGTGACAAAGTGCAAGAGCTTGCCGCTGAGTTCGGTCTGACCGATCACTTGGCCAAGTTGTTTCGCTGGAAGCCTGAGATCAACATGGCCATCTGGAAGGCAGCAGATGAGTCCATCACCAAACCGCTTGCCGGTGCAATCACGGCCAAGCCTGGCCGCCCATCTTTCAAAATTATCCCCA